GTGCTGACCGTGACCATCGGCGTGTTTCTGTTCTTCGTGGTGCTGTTCGCGTGGATCGCATGACTCGCAAGGCAGGCCGACCGCCCTCGGTGACGATGGAGCAGTACCAGCGGGTCCTCGATGTGAAAGCCGCCCGTGCGGTGCTGCCGACGAACAAGGAACTCGCCCGTGAGCTCGGGGTTCCGGTGAGCACCATCCACGGCATAATCAATCGCGGGCTAAAGGTCTACCACCAGAGGGGGTCCGATGGGCGCAAGTCAAAGGCGTAAGGGCGCAGCCGGTGAGAACGAGCTCGCCAAGATTCTGTCCGACCAGCTCGGTTGGGTGGTCAAGCGCAACATCGGGCAGGCCCGTGACGGTGGGGACGACATCACCGTCGGCCAGTTCCGGTGGGAGGTCAAGCGCAGGAAGGGCATCGCCGTCCACGAATGGGTCGAGCAGGCCGTCCGTGCATCCGGTCCCGGCGACATCCCGGTGGTCGCCTGCCGGGGTGACGGCAAGGGCTGGCTCGTGGTGATGCGATTGGAGGACGCTCTGCCGCTGATCCGTGGCGAGTTGCCGCAAAGGTAGACGGGGGGTAGACTTGGGGTATGACCGAGACTGAGCGGAAGCCTTGCCTCAACTGCAACGACAGCGGGTGGGTGGCCGATTCGTCTGGCGGGTGGGTGCGGTGTCCGGAGTGCAACCCGGAGCCGCCGCCGCCCGTTGCGGTTGAGTTCGTTCGTGGCGCGAAGGTGCGGCGCAAGGACAATCTGCCCGAGGCGGCGTGAGGTAACGAGATGCCTGGTCCCGGTTTGTACGCAGCGATTCACGCCAAGCGCGAGCGCATCAAGGCCGGTAGCGGCGAGAAGATGCGCAAGCCCGGCAGCAAGGGTGCGCCGACTGCGAAGGCGTTCAGAGAATCTGTCAAAACCGCGCTCAAGCGGAAGTGAGGTCGAGTGGCTACCTACAACAAGTTCCAGGCATGGGCAGAGACGATGGTCGAGGGTGCAAACCTTGCGTCCGACCAGTTCGTCATCGCCCTTACCAACACCGCGCCGGTTGCGACGAATAGCGTGTTGACCGACATCACGCAGATTACCTACACCAATCTATCCTCGCGCAACGTCACGACGACGAGCTCCTCTCAGGCGAGCGGCACCTATACCCTCGTCCTTGCGGATCTGGTGATGACGGCATCTGGCGCTGTCGGCCCGTTCCGCTATGTCGTGCTGTTCGATGACACCGTGGCGGGCGATCCGCTCGTCGGGTGGTGGGACTACGGCTCGAGCATCACGATGGCGAACGGTGAAACCTTCACCGTTGACTTTACTGGCGCGGCCATCACCCTGAGTTAACCATGACCGACAACGTAATCCTGCCGGGTACTGGCGAATCGGTTGCAACTGACGATGTAAGTGGCAACCAATACCAACGCATGAAAATGTCGGACGGGCTTGACGGCTCGACCACGCATATGCGCGTTCGGGCGAGCCACCCGTTGTCCGGTGACGGTGGCGCGGTGGTGCGTCAGTCTCCCGCCGATATCTGGTCTGTCGGCTTTGCGGATACCGGGTCAAGCCTGCTTGCGTCCGAGTTCACGCAGCGGCGACTCGGCACCGGCATGGGCGTCACGCAGGGGTCAAGCAACCTGCTCGTCACGACTGGCACGACGGCGAACAGCGAGTTCCTTGCGCGTTCTACGACTTCGTTCCGTGGGGCGCTGACGGCGCGGCACAAGACCATCCTCTCGCAGCGCATTATCAACCAAAACTTCGTGGCGATGCTTGCCGACAGCATCGGCGAGGGCTTGTCCTGCACGATCAACTCTGCGACGAGTATCACCGTCACCAAGGCGGCGCACGGATTTACCGCAAAAAATGTCGGTCAGTTCATGCTCGTCGGCGCAATCAGCGGCGCTAATGGTGTTCCGGGGCGATACGCAATTGCGTCAATCCCGAGCGTTGACACCATCAACTTCACGGTGGCGGGTTGGCCTGCGTCCGGCTCCTGCACGGTTGACCTGTTCGGCTGGAACTACATCCGTACCTTTTACTCCGGCACGACAGCGACCAACGCCTCGGTGGACGCGCAGCGGCGCGGCTGGAACTCGGGCGACACGGCGGCGACCATCAACACGACTGCAAGCCTCGGTCATGTGATGCAGACCTACGCGGACGGGCGCAACATCAACTGGTCAGATACGCTCGTCGCGTCCGGTACCACGCCGACCGTCACGACTCGCGCATCGCGCATCGAGAACATCCCCGACGACGAGACGGAGTTGTATTTCTACCTGTGGTCAATCAACGGCTCGACGGCTCCGGCCAGTACGACCACTTGGACGGTTGGCTTCGTGGCGGTCGAGGACAACTGCAATGTGCCGACCTATCTCGCTGGCGTAAGGCCGTTGGGTAGTGCTGCTCCGCTACCTGTCGTGCAGACTTCCGCTGGCCCGACGCAACCGGTTTCCGGCACGGTTACGGCAACTGTTGCCAACGCCACAATTGCGGCAGGCACGGCGGCGATTGGCGACGTCGGTCAGCAGTATCGCGCCAACGCCACGGGCGCGGCATCCGGCACGCACCTCGTCTCTGCCGCCACGACGAATGCGACGATTGTCAAAGGATCGCCCGGTCGCGTAATTGGCTGGTCGCTGGCGAATACGAACGCGGCGTGGCGATACGTCAAATTGCACAATCAGACGACGACGCCCACGGCTGGCACTGGCGTTGTGCGAACGATTGCAATCCCGCCCAACAACGTCAACACATTCAACATCGAAGGCGGCATGGCATTCGCCACGGGTATCGGGCTGACCACGGTCACGGGCGCGGCTGATGCGGACAACACGGCGGTGGGTCTTAACGACATTGTGGGCGATATCTTCTTCGCGTAAACATGAAGGTGCTCATCGCCATAGACACGAACCTGCATGGCGAGCCGCTGAGTGCGGGTCAGCTCGCCATCGTTTCTGACGCTGACGGCGCGGCGCTGATTGCGCTTGGTGTAGCGGTTGCATTGACGGAGGACGAGCGCGGCGGCTTCGCTGTGCCGATGAAAACGGAGGCTGAATGAGCCTTCTGCTGCTATTCAACCAACCGGCAGCCGCAGCGTTCACCCTCTCGGCTGATGGCGGCACGTATTCGTATAGCGGCAACGATGCCACGCTGACCTACACAACCGTTGGAGCGTTCACGCTCTCGGCTGATGGCGGGGTTTACACCTACACCGGGAACAACGCCAACCTGCTGTTCGGTCAAGTCTTGGCGGCTGACGGCGGCATCTACACCTACACCGGCAACAACGTCGATTTAAAGATCAACCGTGTCTTGGCGGCAGACGGGAGTGCTTACTCGTATTCGGGCAACGCTGCAACCCTGACCTATACGCTTCCTCTATCATTCGTCCTGCAGGCGGACGGTGGCACCTATGGCGGTGGTGGCAACATCTACTCCAAGTCCCGCGTAGTTAACAGGATGGCGTAGGGTATGCTCAAGCAATCGACAGCGCGGAACCTGATGGTCTTTCTGACCGATGCAACCGACCATGTGACCGGGCTGACCGGCGCGACCCTGACTGTAACGCTCTCGAAGAACGGCACAGCGTTCGGCTCCATCACCCCGACCGTGGCCGATCGCGGGTACGGCTGGTACAGTCTCGCCCTGACCACCTCGCACACTGACACGCTCGGGGATTTGGTGTTCCACATCACGGCCTCGGGCGCTGACCCCATCGACTTGCGCGAGCAGGTGTTCATCGAGCTGCCTGGTGAATCCCCCGCACCCACCGCATCGGACAACGCGACGGCGGTCCTGCTGGCTGCAGAGGTATCGCCCATTCGCGCCGACATCCGCAAGGTCAATGCCTACACGATCAAGGGAGGCGGCACCGACACCGACCCGTGGGGTCCGGCATGAGCGCATGGGGCAACTCATGGGGCCTGTCGTGGGGGCAGTTGTGGGGTCCGGTTGGCATAGCGCCTGCGGTGGTATCCGGTGCGCTAATCCCGACATACGGCGGCGGCGGTGGGTGGACGAGCTTGCCGAGGATGCCCGGAGAGGCTCCGCCCGTCATCCGGTTGCGGCCATCGCTTACAGGCTCGAAAGCGCGTAGACTTGGAGACCCCGAGCAGCCATTCGGTACAGAGTCTGAGAGCAGACTGGCATCCGGTGGCGGGCTTGGCGGTGGTGTCGGCAGGGTGCAGCGGGTGGTCCGGCCTTCGGTCGGTGTCGCTGCTGCTGGACTTGGTGGCCCGACACCTACGCCGGTACCGGGTGGTCCGGGTGGACGGCCTCGAGAGCCGGGAGATGTGAAAGTCGTATGAAGACGCCAGCATGGCAGCGAAAGGCAGGGCAGAACCCGAAAGGCGGTCTGAACGAGGCCGGTCGCCGATCTGCCAAGGCCGAGGGGATGAACCTCAAGGCTCCGGTGAAGTCAGGGGACAACCCGAGACGCGCCAGCTTCCTCGCCCGGATGGGTAACGCTCCCGGCCCGATGGAGAAGGACGGCAAGCCGACACGCCTCGCCCTTGCTTTGAAGGCATGGGGAGCGAGCTCGAAGGAAGACGCTAGGGCGAAGGCCAAGGCGATCAGCAAGCGCAACGAGAGGAAGTGATGCCAAGGGGCAGACCATCGATCTACACGCAGGAGCTGGCCGATCGCATCTGTGAGCGGCTGGCATCCGGCGAGTCCCTGCGGGCTATCTGCTTGGATGACGGGATGCCCGATGGCAAGACAGTCCGTAACTGGTTGAGCGATAAGCCAGATTTTGTCCTGCAATACGCACGCGCACGCGAGGACCAAGCCGAGGCTCATGCCGACCGCATCATCGAGATCGCGGACGACGAGACCATCGACGCGAACCACAAGCGCATCATGGTGGACGCTCGCAAGTGGGTGGCCTCGAAGCTCAAGCCCAAGCGGTACGGCGACAAGCTCGACCTCGAGCACAAGGGCGAGGTAGGTCTGACGGTGGTCGTGAAGCGGTTCTCGGATGTCGATAATCCTACCGGCTAACGGCTGGGCTCCTCGCCACTACCAAAGCCCAGCGTGGGCTGCTCTGGAGGGCGGCTGCAAGCGGTTGGCCCTTTCTTGGCATCGAAGATCGGGGAAAGATGACTTGAGTCTGCACTGGGCA